GGCCGCGGCGGCGACGCCGGCGGTGAGCCGCGAGCCGAAGCTGTTGGAGGCGGCGTCGCCGGCGCTGGCCCCGGCCTCGTCCATGGCGCCGCCCAGTTGGCGCGACAGGTCCCGCCCGAAGCCTCGGGCGGAGGGGATGACGTTGACGTAGGCGGTGGCGATCTCGACGGCCATGGGTCAGTTGGGGGAGGACTCCGCCAGTGGGGGCGGGGCGAAGCGGGCGAGGTAGTCGGCGACCTGGGCGGGCTCGGCGTCGGGGCGCCCGTGCACCTCGGTGCGCGGTCCCGCGCCGGGCCGGGGGATGGGCTTGGGCTTGGCCCCCCGGCCGCCCGAGCGCTGCCAGTTGGCGCCCCGCAGCGTGTCGAGCGTGGCCGCCAGAAGCTGCTCGCTCAGGCCCCAGCCGGCGCCGTCATCGAGGACCCGCCGGCAGGCGGCGTCGGCGGGCAGGTGGCGCACGAGGACGACCAGCCGCCGCCAGCTCAGTCGCTTCGGGGTGGTGAAGAGGTCCGTGAGCGCGAGCCCGTAGAACCGTTGGAGGTCCGCTTCGAGGGCGTCGCCGTGCGTGCCGACGAGCGCGGCGACGCCACGAATTCCCCCAGGTCGACCCCGATGTCGGCGCAGTAGGCCTTCATCATGTTCGTCAGCGCCTTGAGCCCGAAGACCTTGGGGCTGGCCACGAGGCGGTCCCACTGGTCGGGGCCGAGGAGGTGGCGCAGACCCCCTTCCATGTCGCCGCTGCTCATGGCCACCGCGGCCCGCATGTCGAAGTCGGGGGGCAGCCGGTAGCGCTCGCCGTCGAACTCGAACTCCCAGGCGTCCTTGGTCGCCTCCCGCTCGAGGGCGGCGACCTTGTAGACGGTCACGGGGCGTTCCAGTTGGCGATGTCGCTGTACTGGATGGCGGCGACGAGGTTCTCGTCCTGATAGGCGGTGACGGTGAACTCGTAGCCGGCGGCCTGGTCGGCCTTGTAGACGACGTCGCCGCGCTCGGTCATCTCGCCTCGGGGGATGACGAAGCGCAGGTGCGTCGAGCCGTCGAGCACGTCGATGCCCCACATCCGCTCGTCGCGCACGCCGCCCTTGATCTCCAGGCTGCCGCCCGTGGCCGGGGCGGTGGCCGGGTCGACAGTCGTCTTGTAGAACGCCTCGAGCACCTGGAGGGACGACTCCAGGCAGGTAAAGGCGAAGGTGGTCTCCGATGACGTGATGAGCTTGCGCACCACGCCACCGCCCCACTGCTTGATGTCAGAGGAATCCTCGTTGAACGACATGGTCATGCCGTCCTCGGAGATGGTGGCGAGGTCGGCCCATCCCGCCGCCCACGCCGTGGCGGGGTCGGTCGGGGCGGCTGTGCCGAGGGGGGCGGTGTAGATCTTGCCGGTTTGGCCTACGACGATTGCGCTGAGGTCCTGAGCCATGAGGCTCGGCTCCTTTCGCTTATGCGGTCGTGGCGCGTACGTGCAGCGCCACCGAGAACTGCGAGACCGGTTGGTCCGACAGCGGGTCGGGTACCTCGGCGGGACCGCCGACGTCCTCGACGAGGTACACGGGCACGCCGGCGACGGTCCGGCACTGCATGGAGAACAGGACCGAGCGGCACGCCTGGGCGAGATCCTCGGCCTGGCCCTGATCGAGCGCCCAGGCCTCCACCTCGAGCTGGGCGGCCTCGGTGACGACGGTGACGCGGGTGCCGCCCTGGCGGCGCACCCGCACGAAGCGGTCGGGACGGGGGCTGGGCACGCGGTTACCGACGGGCACCGGCGCGCCCACCAGCGCGGGGAGGCGGGCCTCGAGCTCGTCGGCGGCGAGCAGCACGGCGTCGGGGAAGACCACGTCGGTCTGGGTCCAGCTCATCGCCCGCCCCGTCCGGCGTCGACGGCGCGCAGCAGGGGCGAGGCGCGCACCACGACGGGGCGGTCGCTGTGCACGTTGACCCGGTAGCGGCGCCGCCCGGCGCGCCCGTCGGAGTCGTAGCGGTGCCCGGCGGCCGCGGCGATGCGGGCACCCCGACCCTCGAGGTCGGCGGCGAGGCGGGGGTCGTCGGTGCTGCGCAGGATGGCCCGCAGGGCGGAGTCGTGGATGCGCACGGTGCCCTTGAGGCTCCAGGCGGCCATCAGCCCTGCACCTGGCGGAGGTGGGCGACAAGGTGGTGGGTGCCCTCGGGGGTCTCGGCCCGGTCGATCGAGCCGCGGATCTCATAGGTCGCCCCGGCGTGCTGGACGCGCATGGCCCCAGTGATGGCCGAGGTGGCCGGCAGGGACAGCTCGTAGTCGTCGGTGATGGCCTCGCGGCCCTGGGCCATCTCGTCGGTGCCGGTGCGGGTGAACCAGCCGGCCTCGTCGTAGGTGGCGGCCGGGGGCACGCCCCAGTCGGGCACCGTCGCGCCGTAGCGGTCGACCACCAGCGTGGGCTCGACCAGCGTGACGGGGTGGATCATGAAGCGGCCGAGGCTCACCGGCACAACCTCGCCGAGGAGCCGGGGCGCTGGTAGCGGGCCAGCATGGCGCGCTCGTCGTTGAACAGCCCGGCCGGGCCGGCGGCGCCGACGGGGCCGAAACTCTCGCTGTAGTTCGTGATGGACCGGTTCTGGATGCCGGCATCCTCGGGGGCCGCCGCGAGGGTGCGAGCGGCGACGTTGCAGGTGATGGCGACGATGTCATCGGGGATGATCGCGTAGCCGTGGTCGTAGGTGACGATGACGACGTCATGGACGTAGCCGACCGTCACCCGCTCGAGGCCGTCCCAGTCCCACCAGTCGAGGGGATCGCCGTAGTTGTCGGTGACGTCGGTGACGTCGTTGACGGGCCGCTGGGGCAGGCGCACGTAGCCGCAGCAGCGGGCGCGCAGCGTCGAGTCGGTGACGGCCTGGGTGAAGTCCTGGCCGGCGGCCGCCCGCACAGTCGCCGACGCATCCGTGAGGGCGGCGTCCACCCGCGAGGGGTCGGGCGGCGCGCCCATGCGCTCGGCGAGCTGCGCGGGCGTGGCCAGGGGGGTCATCTACTCGTAGCCGGCGGCCTTGAGGGCCTCGGCCGTCTCCTCCGAGGTGGTCACCTTGGTGCCGCCGGGGCCTTTGACCTTGACCGTCTCGGTCGGCTCGGCCTTCGTCTCGGCCTTGAGGTCGGCACGGGTCGTCACCGTGGAGTCAGGTCTCTGCTCGGGGGTGGGCTCGGAATCGTCGGGATGGCTCTTGGTCGTCATCGGTGACCTCCCGGTCAGGGAACGGCGTTGACGTACTTGACGAAGCTGTCGGGGTCATTGACCAGGAACCCGTATTCGGCCTCGGCACGGATGGCCACGAGGTTGTTCTCCCAGAGCGACACCAGCGTGCCGTTGATGGTCACGGTGGCCTCGGTGCTCACCCCGTAGTTGATGCCCCCGACGACGCCCCACGCCGCCTGCTGCCAGTCGCCGCCGTAGGCGAGCGTCTTGGCCGCGGCGTCCCAGACGCCCTCGCCCATCCACGACGGGCGGCCCAGCAGGTTGCCGGGACGGGCCAGCGCGCCGGAGGTGTCGTCGGTCGGCAGGGAGGTGAAGATGGGTCGACCCGTCGCATCCACCGCGCCCCACAGGTAGGGCTCCATCCGGTCGTCGAGGCCGAAGGCGGTGAGGCGCTTGTTGGAGTTGACCAGCACGGCGAGGCCGGCGACCAGGTCGCCGTAGATGCCCCCGGCGCCCTGGGTCGTCGTGCCGATCTCGACGCTGTTGGCGCTCTGGTCGATGAAGGTCGGGAACGGCCCGGCGCCGGCGGTACCAGCCTGGTCGGTGTCGTGCAGGGCGGCGACGTCGAAGGCGATGCCGAAGGCCTCGGCGATCTGGTTGCGCAGCAGCTGCATGTAGTTGCCGGGGTTGGCCCGCACGACCTCGGCCGAGACGACGGCGATGGCGGCGAGCTTCTTGGGGTCCATCGTCCGCAGGGCGATGGCCGCGTTCGTCGCCGGCTTCTGGCCGCCCTCGGAGACCCACCCGGCCTGGACCCGGCCGGTGACGACGGGGATGGACTTGCCCTCCGCTCCCAGCGGCACCTCCGAGGCGAGGCGCATGACGACGCTGGTGCGCGCCGCCCGCTCGAAGATGTAGCCGGACTGCTCGCGGGTCAGGAACCCGGAGAAGTCGCTGCGCAGACTCGGTGCCGTGATGGCCATGTCATGGGCCTCCTAGGTCTGTATGCCGAGCTTGCCCTTGAGGGCGCCCAGCAGCGGGTCCGGCGAGCCGTTGGCGACCGGCACCCGCACGCCCTGGCCCAGGTCGGGAAAGGCGGTCGGTGTATGGCTCTCGGGGGCGACCGTGGAAGCGAAGGCGTTCACGGCGGCCTGGTCGACCTCGCCGGCCTCGTCGAGGAACCGGGCGAAGTCGAGCCCGGCCAGCAGCGCGGCCTTGGCGTCGGGCGCCATGCGGGAACCGAGCGCGCCGTCGAGGGCGGCGCCGGCGAGGCGGGACCCGTACTCGCTGCGCAGGTCGGCCTCGCGTCGGGCGACCGCCTCGGCGACGGCGCGCTCGGTCTCGCTCATCGTTTCGCGGCGGACCCGCTCGAGCTCTCGGGCGGCCTCGGCGTTGGCCTTGGCCCGCGTCTCCTGCTTGCGGTGCAGCTCCCGGTACTTCTCGGCCTCTGCACGCCAGTCCGTCGTCTCGGCGCCCGTATCGGAAGCCGTGGTGCCCGTATCGGGCGGAGAATCGCTGCCCGTATCGGGCGGTGCCGGGGTGCCCGTATCGGGCGCTGACTGCTCGGTCATTTGTACTCCATCGGGGCTGGGATGACTAGGGAAGGGCGCTCGGGCCGGCGAAGGACTGGCCCCGCACGGCGAGCACGGGGCCGATCTCGCCGTGCTCGTGGACGACCACATAGCGGCGGTAGGCCTCGGCGGTGAGGTCGGCCGAGCCCGTCGCCGCCTCGATGACGGCGCTCACCGCGTCCTGCTGGTCGGCCGGGATGACGTGGCCGGGGTCGGTGCGCCCGGCGATGCCGGCCACCGCGCAGTGGCAGTGGGTGTGGATGGGCATGAGGTCGCCGACGTGGTAGCGCTGTGTCGACGCCAGCAGGCACAGCTCGCAGGAGCGCCCGCCCCGCGGCACCCGCTGGAACCACTCGAGGCCCCGGCGCTTGAGCACTTCCTGGGCGGCGTGGGTGTGGGCGAGCTGCAGGTCGGTGTCGGCGAGCTCGTGGGTCCGGTTGCGTCCCTGGGCCAGCGCCCGGCTGACGGTGGCGTGCCGGGCGAGCTCGGACCACACCGTCTGGCCCGGCCGCGCCCACACCGTCTCGGAGCTGACGCCGCGCAGCGATTCGGTCGAGGTCGTCTCCGGCGCCAGGCCGACCGGCGCGGTGGGCGTGCCGGTGGCGAGCGTCTGGGTCTGGGCGAGGTACACGTCGGTCGCCACCGCGATGCGGTACTGGGCGGCGTCGGTCACGACGGCGGCCTGGGCACCGAAGCGGTCGACGGTGGCGTCCCGCAGGTCGATTTCAACCTGGTGCCAGGCGGCGTCGAGGTACGACAGCGTCCGGGCGCGGATCTCCGCCGCGGTGGCCCGGTAGTTCTCGATGACGGCGGCCTCAGCGGCCACCAGGCGCCCCCGGAGGCGTGCTGGGCGCCGCCGGAGCGCCCGGCGGGGTCGGGGCGGCCAGGGCGGCCGTCAGGGCGTCTGAGAGGCGCATGGCGTCGAGTCGGGCGATCTCCTGGGGGGTCATCTGCCAGATGCGCTCCATGGCCGCCTGCCACGGCATGCCCGCCGAGGCGGCCTTCAGGGCGGCGTCGGCCCGCTCGGCGAGGCTGTGGCGCTCGGGGTCGGCCCAGATGATCTCCATGTCCGCCCGGCTGGCCCGCTCGGCGTCGCCGGCGAACGCGAAGCCGAGCGCCATGACCTGCTCCCACGATTCGCCGGTGGCTCGCAGTTGGTCGCGCACCTTGTAGATGAGCGCCTCGTGGCTGAGCGAGGCGCCCTCGGCGCTCTGGTTCGCCTCGGTCGGCACGAGGTAGTGCATCGGCGTGCGGGTGACGGCGGCGAGCATCTCGACGTCGGTGCGCACCGCGGCGAGGGCCGAGGAGAGGTCGACCTGGCCCGACTCCCACAGATCGGCGGTCTCGGGCAGCACCCACAGGGCGCCGGGGTCGGCGGCGAAGATGTCGTCGTAGTCGATGGGCTCGCCGTGCTCGTCGGTGTTGGGCACGCCCTTGACGGCGCGCTGGCGGAACGCCTGGAGCGTCGCCACCTCCAGGCGGTTCAGCACCATGTAGCTGATCCGCTCGAGGTGCCCGACGTGGGACTCGAACTCGCCCTGGGGGCTGTTGTAGAGGTCGGGCCGGTTGAGGAAAGGCACGACGGGCACGTCGCCGCCGGGCACGATGCCCACGGTCGTCTCCCACATCCAGCCGCCCTCGCTGAGCGCGACGGTCTGGTCCTCGAACTCGCTCGTCGCCGGCGACGGCCGGGTCGCCCGGTACACGGCGCCGGGCAGATACAGGTAGAGCCGGTCGAGCCCGTAGAGGTCGTCGGCGAAGACCTTGAGGGCGGCGCGCACCTTGCGGCGGCGCACGGGGTCGGCCTCGGTGATGACCTGGCGGGGGTCCTCGGGGGTGATGACGACGTCGCCGGCGTCGTCGAGGCCGACGATGACGTAGGCCGCGCCCATCGACAGCTTGGCCCGGTGCACCAGGTCGGCGTCGGCGTCCAGCGCGTTGTCCTGCCACAGCGCCCACGCCGCCTCATCGCCCAGGGGGTCGCTGTCGGCGCCGGTACGGAAGCCCTCGACCTGCATGCGCTCACGCACGGCCTCGACGATGAGCTCGGCGAAGTTGGTGCGGGCCATCTCCATCAGCCGGCGGTAGGCGTCGCGCACCGCCTTGCACATCGGCGGCAGCACGTACTCGTTGCGGTAGTACGAGTCGAGCACGCCCGCCCGCTGGGCCTGGGCGGCGAGGCGGGGCATGAGCCGGGCCACCCACCAGTCGGGGGTGTCGGGCTCGGCGCTCGACGGCAGCGCCCAGGTCTCGCTCATCGGATCCTCCGGGGAACGAAGGCCGCGCCGGCACCGGCGCCGATGGACACGGCGACGAGGCGCGCCGCCCAGGCGTAGGTGGCGGCCACGGCGGCGTCGATCTTGTTGGCGCTGTCGGGATGTTCCTTGTCGATCAGGACCGTGCCGCCGGGCCGGACGCGCCGACGTGCGTTGAGGACGTGCTGAGTCAGCCGGTAGCCGCCGTCATGGGTCAGCTGGTTGTCGACGACCGCGCTGTGGAACGCGGCGGCCATGTCCGCGGCCCGTGTCGGGGTGAGGTGCAGCTGCATGGGGCGCTGGGCCGACGCCTTGACCTTGAGCTGGCGCATGTAGCGGCCCTCCCATTCGCCGATGACCGACCACCACAGCGCCGGGTCGCAGAAGGCGCCGACGACGGTCCAGGTGGCGAAGGCGTGGTGCAGCGCGGCCTCGACCTCGGACTGGGGCACCGCCCAGTCGGCGCCGGCGGGACCGCGGGGCTGCTCCCAGATGCCGACCTCGAAGAGGTGGCCGTCGGAGACGCGGCAGCCGATGAGGGCGGTGGCATCGGCGACGCCCTGGGCGCGCTGGCGCGACCCGTCGAAGCCGAGGGTGATGGGGTCCCGTGGGGCAATGACCTTGGTGGCATCGGCGCAGCCGGCCCACTCGGGCTGGGCCAGCCAGGCGTCAACGGCCTCGGCGATCTGGTTGAGGTAGAAGCGTCGGCTGTCGCTGGGCGGCGTCGAGGGGTCCCAGATCTCGTCGCGCACGCGGGTCAGGTCGACCCACGAGGCGTCGCCGTAGGCCGCGGCCAGGCCGGCCATGAGGCTCGCCTCGTCGCTGAGGTCGGTCTCCGGGGGTGCCTCGCGGGAGTCGTACAGCAGGCGGGACTCGCCTCGGACGCGGCCGTCCTCGCTGGCCAGCCACGCCTCATAGGAGCGCTCGGCGACGGACTGCTCGCCGGCGGCATGGGCGTTGGTGGTCTCCAGCAGCCGGGCGGTGCCGCCGGGGCTCTTGCCGACGTTGCGGCGGTTCACCCGGTCGAGGTCGATGCCCTTGGAGCTGTTCGTGTAGTGCTGCGTCTCGTCCTCGAAGACGGCCGTGGGCCGCGCCCCCTCGGCTGAGGGGGCCGAGGCGGTGATGCGCTCGAGGCGCCCGCCGTTGGCCGTGTTGATGCGCGTGAGGCCCAGGTCGAGGCCGTAGGTCTCCACTATCGGGCTGTCGGCGGTCATCGCCAGGACCATCGTCATGGTGTTGTTCGTGGACTTCTCGGACACGCCGGCCAGCTGCACCCAGGCGGCGGAGACGGGCACGGCCATCGGCTCGCCCGGCGCGTAGGGCTCGGGGCGCCAGTCGACCGTTTCGCCGCCCTGCGCCCAGCCGCCGAAGCGCACCGGCCCGCACAGCTCGGCGAGGCCGAGGGCGGCGATGAACGGCGTCTTGCCGGCTCCCTTGCTGCGGCGCAGGACGCCGCGCATGTAGACCCAACGTCCGGCCGGCGTGATGGCGTACCAGGCGAGGATGAACCGGAGTTGCTCGGGCGTGAAGCGCCACTCGCCGCCGGCGTTCGGCCCGTCGGGCTGGCGGATGAACTGCGTCGTCCACCACAGGACGTCCCAGCCGAGGGTGTGTTGGGGGAGGTCGGGCGGTGCGGTGCTGACCGCGTCAACCATCGAGGAAGCTCTGCTCCTGGCCGGCTCGGATGGGCACGATGCCGGTGGCCTGTTCGAAGCGCTTGCAGATGACGTCGCAGTAGTGGGGGTCCAGCTCGACGGCGGCGGCGCGCCGGCCGGTGACCTGGGCGGCGATGATGGTCGTGCCCGAGCCGGCGAAGGGGTCGAGGACGAGACCACCGCGGGCGGTGTGATTCTTGATGGCCGGCATCACGAGCCCGACGGGCTTCATCGTGGGATGGTCCCGTGACGCCTTCGGGCGGGGTACCTCCCAGACGGTGTCGTGTGTCCGTGCGGCCGGCGCTTGATGGGCCGCGCCGGGCACCCATCCATACAGGAGAGACTCGTGCCGGTAGTGGTAGTCGGACCGGCCCATCACCAGTGAGTCCTTCACCCACGACAGCGTCTGGCGCCAGACGCCGAGGTCGCCGAGCACTTCGCAGAAGGTGCGAAACGGCGGCCCCGGCGGGGCCGCTGTGAACCACACGGCCCCCGGCTTGCAGGATTTGAGCGCCACCGCGAAGGCCGCTCGCAGAAGGTTCGCCGTGTCCTCGGCGCCATCGTTCTCGATGGTCAGGCCGCCGAGGGCGAGGCGCTCCTCGGGACGTAGCTCATGGTTGCCGCCGACGTAGTCAACGCCATAGGGCGGATCGGTCCACACCATGTCGGCCAGCGCTCCATCCAGCGCTTCTGCCACATCACCGGCGTCGCGGGCGTCGCCGCACACCAGCGCGTGCGTTCCAAGCATCCAGTGGTCGCCGCGTTCGGTGATGGCCGGCGCCTGCTCCGGTACGTCGTCGGGGTCGGTGGCGAGCGGGATGGGCTCGGGAGCCAGGCGGTCGAGGAGGTCCTGCAGGTCGTCGCCGGTCCAGCCCGTGGCGGCGAGCAGCTCGGCGTCGGCACCACGCACCTGCCCGATGAATGCCGCCAGTGCGGCATCGTCGTAGGTACCCAGCTCGGCCGTCCGGTTGTCGGCGAGGGCGTAGGCGTGCGCCGTCGTGGTGTCGTCGTCGACCCACACGGCGGCCACGGCGTCCCAGCCCAGCTGGCGGGCGGCGAGCAGCGTGTGGTTGCCGGCGATGACCGTCCCGTCACGGTTGGCGACGACGGGCTTGCGCTGGCCGAACGCGGCAAGGGAACGTGCGATGGCGTCGACGTCGCCCACCCGCGGGTTGCCGGGCAGGAGCTTGAGCTTGTCCACCGGCACCGCCAGGGGCGCGAGGTCGGGGGCGATCACGGGTTCGGTCATCCGACCTTGTGTGTGGCGTCGAGGAACGAGACCTTCTCGCCGGTGGCGTCATGGACGGGCACGATGCCGGTCGTGCGCTCGAAGCGCAGCGCGGTGACGTCGCAATAGCCGGGGCTCAGCTCCATTCCGAAACCGCGCCGGCCCTCGTGATGCGCGGCCATCAACGTCGAGCCCGAGCCGACGAACGGGTCGAAAATGACGTCGCCCGGATCGGAGTACGCCTGGGCGAACCACTGGGGCAGCATCACCGGGAAGATCGCCTGATGCGCGACGGCCTCGTGGTTCTTGCCGATTCGCAACACGTTGCCCGGCAGCGCCGTCCCATCCTCCCGAGTGACGTCGGATCCGCTCCACGAGATGGGATTGTCTGTAGCAGCGGGCGCCAGCTTCCCCGTGTAACGAAACGCGTCCTTGGAGTCGATGCGCACGGCGTCGGGCCGAAACTTGATCTGCGTACCCAAAGCGAACTGGAGGATGTTCTCGTACTGGTTCTTGAACCGATTGGGCCACGTCCCTGGAAGCCCGTCGTGCGCCCAGATGAGATCGTCGATCAGCGACCAACCCCACAGCCGAGCATGGGCCAACGTTAGATCCATCACGTACAGCGATCGAGCGCCGTTAGCGGCGTGGGCGCGGATGTTGACGAACCACGAGCCGTCCTTGGCGAGGTGCGCGGCAACGTTGGCGGCCACCGGCGCGAACCATTCGACGTAGGCATCGGGCGGGATGGGCTTGAAACCGCTGGCCTCGTCGTAGCTGCGCTGCTCGGCGTAGGGCGGCGACGTGAACGCCACATTCACGGTAACGCCGGCCAACAGCCGCTCAACATCGGCGGCGTCGCGGCAATCGCCGCACATGAGGTGATGCGCGCCGAGGCGCCACACGTCGCCGGGACGAACGATGGCGGGAGCGCTGGCCGGCACGTCGTCGACATCGACCGGCAGCGCGGCGGGCGCCAGCTGGGCGAGGAGGTCGGTAAGGTCGTTATCGGTCCATCCCGTGGCGGCGAGCAGGTCGGCGTCGACGGCGCGCACCTCGGCGATGAGCGTGGCCAACGCGGCGTCGTCGTAGGTGCCCAGCTCGGCCGTCCGGTTGTCGGCCAGGGCGTAGGCGTGCGCCGTCGTGTCATCGTCGTCGACCCATACCACGGCGACCTCGTCCCAACCGAGCGCACGGGCGGCCTGCACGGTGTGGTTGCCGGCGATGACCGTGCCGTCACGTTTGGCCACCACCGGCTTGCGCTGGTCGAACGCGGCAAGGGAACGTGCGATGGCGTCGACGTCGCCGACGCGGGGGTTGCCGGGCAGCAGTTCGAGTTGGTCAAGTGGTGTGGCGAGGTGTGCGAGGTCGGGGATGATCATTGGTTGCCGACCTTTCGGGTCGGATGACCTATGCAGAGAAGCGTTGAACCTGTCGATTCATTGAGCATGAAGAACACCACCGCCACCACGAAGACCACCAAGGCAAAGGGGCCGAACGACGCCGAGCTGGCCAAGGCGCACGCCGCGGTCACCAAGGCCCGCACGGCGCTGGCGACCGCCCGCGACGCCAAGGCCGAGGCCACGACGCCCGCCACCAAGACCAAGGCGGCCACCAAGGTCGAGCGGGCCCGTGAGGCGCTCGCCACGGCGATGGACCGGCGTCAGGCGGCGATGCGCACCTACCGGGCCGCCGGCGGCCGCGTCGTCGACATGCAGCGCATCTGCGAGTTCTCCTCCTCGGGCGCCACGCTGTTCGCCATGCACGGCTCGAAGACGCCCGGCGCCTGACCATCCCGTCCCCAACATCCCACGAGCCCCGGCCCTAGGGTCGGGGCTCTTTCGCGTCTAGGGCTCGGTGGCGGTCACCGACCGGCGGTAGTCGGCCATCGCCGTGACCTGTGGGTTCTCGACATGCGGCATGGGGTCGTCGACGGGGACATAGCGGATGCGCAGGTCCCGGCGGGCGTCGGCGGTCGTGCCCATGATGCGTTCGCGGGTGCGGATCTCACCGCCGAGGCGCATGTTGCCGAGATGGAACTGGGCGACCAGCTCGGCGGTGTCACGGGCGAACTGCCAGTCGGCCTCGGTCCAGGCGACGGTGTGCGGGAGACGAGCGATGGCCGTCCACCACCGCCGCGTCTGGGGCGGCCAGCGGACGGGCGTCGACTCGCCGAGGTCAGCCGAGATGCGCTCGAGCCCGGCGGTGATCTGGGCATCGAGCATGCGCAGGCAGTTGCGCTCGCGCCATTCCCCATCGGCGATGACGCGGTAACGCAGCGCCTGGCGCTCGTCGACCTGCTCGCACAGCACCAGGAGCGCGTCGCCGTCGGGCGGTTGATGGGCGGCGCGCCACGTTCGTTCCCACAGCGCCTGGCCGGCCTCGCCGAGGGGGCGGGCGGGCTCGGGCGGATTGAGGCGGGCGGGCCGACGCGGTCGGGCG